GAGAAGTTCTTGGTGTAGAGCCGTTAGATTATCAGGCTGAGTTTCTTGAGGCTATAGCTTCTGGTGAAAGGAAAATCAGCGTCAGGTCGGGTCATGGAACTGGGAAGAGTACAGCCGCATCATGGGCTATGCTGTGGTATTTTTTGATGCACTACCCGAATAAGGTTGTTGTAACCGCTCCTACGTCTAGCCAGTTATTTGATGCATTGTTTGCTGAGATGAAGCGGTGGATAAATGAGTTACCTGATGCGTTTAAGGAAGTGTTAAACGTGAAGTCTGATCGTGTTGAACATACGGCTGCGCCTAGTGAGATGTTTATTTCGGCGAGAACCTCAAGAGCAGAAACGCCAGAAGCGTTAGCTGGTGTACACTCAGAACACGTTATGCTGATTGTAGACGAGGCTAGTGGTGTGCCAGAGCAGGTATTTGAGGCTGCTGCTGGTTCTATGTCTGGTCATAACGCGACTACGATTATGTTAAGCAACCCTACTAGGTCTAGCGGCACGTTTTTTGAAAGCCAAAACAGGCTTGCAGATAGCTGGTGGACTAGGCGCTGGTCATGCGTTGACAGTCCTTTGGTGAGTGATGAGTTTATTGAAGAAATGAAGCTGCGCTATGGCGAAGACAGTAATGCCTTTAGAATCAGAGTGTTAGGCGAGTTTCCTCAAGCAGATGATGACACAATCATACCATTTCACCTAGTTGAAACAGCTACACACCGCGACATTGAGGGTGATAGTGACTTACCGAGTGTGTGGGGTTTGGACGTTAGTAGGTTTGGTAATGACAAAACTGCGCTATGTAAGCGTCAGGGTTCTGTTGTGACTGAAATTAGGTCTTGGTCTGGTTTAGACTTGATGCAGACTGTGGGCCGTGTTGTGGCTGAATATGAGGCGTTATTGCCTTCTAAGCAGCCCAGAGAGATACTTGTGGATAGTATTGGGCTTGGCTCTGGTGTTGTTGATAGATTGCGCGAGATTGGCTTGCCTGTTCGAGGTATTAATGTTGCAGAAGCGCCTAGCATGGGTGGTACATATTTAAATTTGCGTTCTGAGTTGTGGTTTAAAACAAAAGCTTGGTTTGAAGATCGTGCCTGTAAGTTGCCAAAAGATGATCAGTTAGTAGCTGAGCTAACTGGTATTCGGTATAGTTTTACGTCTAGCGGCAAGATGAAAGCTGAAAGCAAAGACGAAATGCGTAAGCGTGGTTTGGCCTCACCTGACTTAGCTGATGCGCTTTGTTTGACGATGGCTAGTGATGCTGCAACTGCATTATCTGGAGCATTTACTAGCTGGAAGGGTGAGATAAAACGCAATTTGCGTGGGATTGCATAATGTGGTACGTTTTAAAAAAAATAAAGGAGTTTATCATGCCGATGGGAAAAGGAACTTATGGGTCTAAAGTTGGTAGACCGCCTAAGAAAAAGAAAAAAGCTAAAAAGTCTAAAAAAGGTAAGAAGTAATGCCACACGGACGTAAACACGGTTTATATGAAAATATTAGGTTAAGGCGAAAATCTGGTAAAAAGATGCGTAAAAAAGGTGATAAAGGCGCACCTACAGATAAAGACTTTAAAAATGCAGCTAAAACAGCTAAGAAGCGTCCTAAGAAAAAGGCAAAGAAGGGTAAGAAGTAATGGCACAGACAGACCAAGAAAAACTTGAAACATTCGAGAGAATGGATATGCCTCTTCTTGCTAATATTTATAGAAAAAGGTTAAATAAAGGTTCTTCTTCTGGTTCTGGTAGCCCTAAAGAGCGCAAAGGTGGCCTTGGTTCAAACAAGGGAGCAGCTAGATATAAGCGCACTTCTGCTGAAGAGAGAAAGAGAATTAACTCTGATGGCCGTTTTGGTTATTTTGATGAGGTAAATAAGCGTTACATTCCTGCTTTTATTGATGCTATGGATGGCGGTGGCCGTGATACTCGCGGTGATACATTTGAAGGTGGCGGTCCATTAAGTGGAATAGCAAATGATCTTGGTATTAAGCCATATGGTTCTCAGCGTGAGCGTATGTTTGGCGGTCCTACTACTTCGCCTATTATGCAGGCTGTAGCTAATCCTCAGTCTAATGTAGACCCAAGAGTTTTAACAAGCAGAGGTTATGAACCAGATAATATAGCGCAGCCTGCTGCAACAGTTATGAATCAGCAAGTTGGAATAAGTGATCCTTTAACTTTTCAAAGTGATCAGGCAAATCCAGCAACCTTTGATCAGCGTCAGTCGGCCGCACAAGCAGAGCAAGCTAGAATGGCTGCTTTAATAGATGAAGCTAGAGGCCTAGCTGCTAGGGCTGGTTTAGATTTTAACACAATGCCACAAGAAAGGCAGGCAGAATTTATAAATGCCATTAGGTTTGGTATGGGTGGCCCTACTAGCGGTAGATTTTAATGCCTCGAAGACGCGAAAAAGCCATACGCAAAACGACTAAAGGTAAGGGTCGTAATTACAGGACGGTAAAAGAAGGCGCTGGCATGACTGCTGCTGGCGTAGCTGCACATAGAAGAAAAAATCCAAAGTCGAAATTAAAAACGGCTGTAACAAAAAAGAAAAATTTAACTGCAAAAGAGAAGGCTCGTAAGAAGTCTTTTTGCGCTAGGTCTAGAGGCTGGACAGGTGAACGTGGCAAAGCTGCGCGTAGAAGGTGGAATTGTTAGATGGCATTAACAACTTATGATGAGTTAAAAGCAAGTATAGCTGATTTTTTAAATCGCAGTGATTTAACCTCAGTTATACCTGATTTTATTACTCTTGCAGAAACTAAGTTAAATAGAGAGGTTAGGCATTGGCGCATGGAAAAGCGTTCTACTGCTACTCTCGACACGCAATACAGTTCTTTACCAGATGATTTTTTAGAGCCTATCCGAATGTCTTTAACCAGTGGCGATACGCATACTTTAGAAATGGTTAATGCTTTTCAGATTTCTAATCTTAGGGCGTCTAATTTAGATACGATTGGTCGGCCAACAAGTTTTGCTATATTAGATGGTAGTATTGAAGTGTTCCCAACGCCTGACGCTTCTTATACTTTAGAATTACTTTATTATCAAAAAATAGATGTATTAAATTCAAGCAATGCATCAAACTGGGTTTTAACTAATCACCCAGACGCTTATTTATATGGTTCTCTTATTCATTCTGCTCCATATTTAGCAGAAGATAATAGAATACAAACGTGGGCAGCGTTGTATAAAAGTGCAATTGATGCTATTAGTATGGAGAGTGAACGTTCAAAAACCAGCGGTTCTGGCCGCAGAATGAAAATAAGGAGTTATTAATGGCAACAATAGCAGACAGAGTATTAGACAACGGCCTGACAGTTTTGGACACTGAAGCCAATGCGGTACATATTACATCTCAAGAAGCAACAAGCTACACAGATGCAACATCAACAAGCACATTAGGCAATACAACAAGCATTACTATCTCTGCACCAGCAGACAGAACTGGTGGTGGACGTAAAGTAACGCTTAGTGCAATATCTGGTGGGTCTGTTACAGGAACAGGAACCGCTACACATTATGCAATCGTTGACACAACAAATTCGCGTTTGTTAGTTACTGGTTCTTTAACTGCTTCACAGTCGGTTACAACAGGAAACACATTTAGCCTAGAAGCATTAGATGTAGGTATTCCAGACCCTAGCTAGGAGTAGACAATGGCTAATGTCTTAGCAAACAGGGTAAAGGTCGGAACAAGCACAACTGGCACAGGCACTATTACATTAGGAAGTGCCTTTGACGGTTTTCAAACGTTTGCTGATGGCGGTATTTCGGACGGTGACGTTGTAAGATACGTTATTGTAGACGGTACTAATTTCGAAATAGGAACTGGAACTTATACAGCTACAGGAACTACTTTATCCAGAACGCTCACTGAAAGTTCTACGGGGTCGCTTTTAAGCCTCTCTGGAAGCGATGTTGAGGTATTTATTACCGCAGCCTATCAGGACTTAGTTTTAAAAGAAAGTAACGGTAACGTAAAATTTGCTGATAGTGATATGGCATTATTTGGCGATGGGTCAGATTTAGGCATTTATCATGATGGTAGTAACAGTTACATAAAAGAAGGTGGTACTGGCAATCTAATCATACAAGCAACTAGTTTTGAATTAAAAACTGGTACTGGATTAGAAACATATATGACAGCAACGAGTAACGGAAACGTTTCTCTTTATTTTAACAACACGAAAACATTCGAAACTATTTCTAGCGGTGTACAAGTTTCTGGCGATATGTATTTAGATGCTGCTTCACCTACTGTTTTTATAGTTTCAGACGCTGACCAAGACTCTAAAATTTTGTTTAGAGAAGGTAGTAGTAATGCAGTTTCTATTTTTTATGAAGGTTCCGCAGGGTCAAATACAGATAATAATATCCATATTAGAAGCGAGTTAAATGGGGCTGAAGCTAATTTACTTACTATTGGTTTGGATGGGGACGTTGGAATTGGACAAGATGACCCTGCCGCACAACTTCATATAAGCGGCAGTAATCCTGAAATTAGGTTAGAGGATACTACTGACGCAGCTTATACTAAGTGGGAAGTTCGAAACTCTAATGGAATTTTTAGCATTGCTGATGTTGCTCAAGGCGCTAGGCTGACTGTACAAAATGACAGAGCAGTATTAATTAGTAAAGGTAATACTGGCATTTCAACCGTTGGTGTTGCTATGTCTGACGAATTGGGCGTTCGTTCAACCGTTGATGGCAATGTTCCGTTTATAGCAAATAGATTAGGCGATGACGGAAATTTAATAGACCTAAGACAAGCAGGAACAACAATAGGCACGATAGGAAGTACTGGCGCTAATGGCACTACCCTTTTGGTAGATGCAACTGGCGAATTTATGATCCTTAAAACTGCAAATAATCAGCTTTCATTTGGTGGCGCATCAACCCCTGCTTTCGCAGGTAATGGTTCCGCAAACGATGACGCTATAAATTTAGGGAGAAGCGATAGACGTTTTAAAAATCTGTATTTGTCGGCAGGTATCTATGCAGGGTCAGGTTTTGGAACTAATGGTCAAGTTTTAACGTCAGATGGCACAAACGCAACATGGCAAGACGCATCTGGCGGTTCATCAGTATCAATGACAGAGGATGCACCCAATTATTCTTTGTATATTGGTAGTGGAACCCCAACAATTACTGGTAGCAATCAATTTTCTAGCAATACTGCTTTGGGTGTAAACGCACTTAGCTCTTTTGATATAAATTCAACCAATCCTCAAAATAACACTGCTATAGGTGCGCTTGCAGGGGAAGACCTTACGACAGGAGACAACAACACTTTTGTAGGAGCTAGAGCAGGGGAACTTATTACTACATACAATCAAAATACAGCAGTGGGATCACAGGCTGGTCAGGGTTATGCTGGTGCTAATAACACCTATTTAGGGTATCACGCAGGGAACTATAGTAATTCGAATAAAGACGATCAAGTAATGGTTGGTACTTTTGCAGGTACTGATAACTGGGGCGATGACTGTACAGCCGTAGGTTATGCTGCCGCTTCAGATGGCAACCATTATAAATCAGTTGCCATTGGTTTCGATGCAATAGGGCGTTACTCTACTAGCAATCCTTATTATAATGTGGCTGTTGGTAACGCTGCTTTAGATGGTACTTATTCAGGCGATAATCAAACTTGTGTTGGTTATGCTTCTGATAGTAATTACCACAACGGAGTTGCAATTGGCTACGGTGCTGTTGTTACTGGAAGTTACGGTACTGCTGTTGGTATGCAAGCAATGGCTTCTGGAATAAATGGAAGTGACCATGGAACTTTCGTAGGCTTCCAAGCTGGTTACGATATTGATGGAGGTGACTATTGTACCTTTGTTGGATACCAAACAGGTTATTCTGGAGGAACTGGCAGTTACAATACTGGAATAGGTAGCCGATCTTTAGATGGATTAGGTTCTGGAGCCTATAATACTGGTTGCGGTTATGACAGTGGAGGTATGATATCAACTGGAAGTCAAAGCACTTGTATGGGATATCAGGCAGGCTCTTCTATTACAACAGGGTCAAATAATTTGTGTCTTGGATACCAAGCGAACCCTTCAACTGGCACTGTAAATAACGAAGTCACTCTTGGAAATTTTTCCATAAGTTCGATTAGATGTAATGTGCAAACTATATCAAGTTTGTCTGATGAACGTGACAAGACAGCTATTGAAGATTTATCTTACGGTTTAAATTTTATAAACGATATGCGCCCTGTTCAGTTTACTTGGAACAGGCGTGATGGCACTTTCGGCACTAAGAAAGACATGGGATTTATTGCTCAAGACTTAATGGATGTTGAAATTGAACATTCATCCGCAACAAGAACAAGATTAGTAAATTCGGAAAACCCTGACAGGCTTGAAGCTGACTATGTAAGGACTTATCCGATACTAGTAAAGGCAGTTCAGGAATTATCTGCAAAAGTTGATAGTCTTGAGGCTAGAATTGCAACATTAGAAGGAAATTAAAATGGCTGTAAATGAGTTAGATAGAGATTATTTAAAGATGGTACATAATTGTGATGCCATTCATAACATAATAAATAATAGAAAAATGGGTGACGCTACCGATGAAGAAAAGAAAGCTCAAGTCGGTAACATTGTTATGGTTGTTGAAGTGGAATTGCTTGACGATAAATACACAACAGCAGGCAAAGATTTAAGTTACATAAATGAAACGATAACACAGGGCCGCACATATTGGCAGGGTAGTGATTAAAATGTCTGAGAATAACGAAGTAGTAAATATAAACGGCAAAGAGTATAACTCAGATGATTTGTCAGATTTGCAAAAGTATTTAATAGCGCAAATCCAAGAGTGCCAAGCTAGAGTTAATAGAGCCTCTATGGACGTTGATAGAGAAAGAGCCGCTTTAGATAGTTTTACATCAAGACTAATAGCCGACATAGAGGCGCAAAAGAAAGCTAGTTAATGTTAGGTCTTAACCCTTTAGCATCTGCACCATTAGGTGATTTAGGGGTTAAGAATGTTTCCCTAAGTGGGAGCGATGTAACAACAAATGCGCCTACGGTAGCAGAAGGCACTTTATCTCAGCTAGGCGTTTTTGCAGGGCAAAGTGTAATTACGCAAAACCCTGTAATTGACACAAGTGCTATAAGTCAAAACCATTCCTTAGACGCAACATATAATGGCAATGGTGCAAGTGTTCCAAATGGAACAATGTTTGAGGACGAAAGTTTCTCAGCACCTAACGTCATTACTGGAACCGTTAGAGTTGCTAGTGGTGTTTTAACACAAAACCATGATTTGCAGTCAACAGATGTTACGGCGCAAAATGTAAATATCGCAAGCACAGCTATCACTGAAAATAACGATTTTGCACTTGCCGATATAACTTTTGGAGTTCCAACGTTATCAAGCACTGCCGCCACAGAAACATTTGCAGTTACGGTAGTCGGTGGCAATCCGTCAGACCACCCATATTATAATGTTGGTTCAACGAATAAATTCGCCATAGATGGGTCAACAGCAACGGCTGATGTAGCTGTAACTTTAATAGAGGGTAGAACGTATAGGTTTGATCAGTCAGATAGTTCTAACGCTAATCATCCATTAAGGTTTTCAACAACAGCAAATGGCACTCATGCAAGTGGTTCAGAATATACAACAGGTGTAACGATTGTTGGAACGGCGGGTCAATCTGGGGCATATACAGAAATAACTGTAGCGGTAGGCGCACCGCAACTTTATTACTACTGTTCTAACCATTCAAATATGGGTTGGAGTGCTGACACAGACGCAAATACAACGATAGCTATTAGCCAAGACCATGCAGTTTCAAGTGCAGATTTAGCAACAGGAAGTGTTTCTGTAGCATCGACAGCTATTACGCAAATACATGACATAAGCACAGACAATGCCGAAACTGGTAATGTAAGTTTACCAAATGGCGTATTAACGCAAATACATGATTTAGGTTCGCAAGATGTTGAAGCGCAAGCGGTCAGCATAGATAGCACAAATTTAGACGAAAACCATGATTTAAGTGCTTCTGATATTACTTTTGGAGCGCCTACGGTTGCATCAACTAATATTACGCAAATTCATACTTTAGACAACCATGATGCAATAAGCACAGGCTCGGTTTCAATAGACTCTACAGCAATTACGCAAGTTCACAATATTACTAGTGATAATGCCGAAACAGATAATGTTGATGTTGCGACTTCTGCCATTACACAAGTCCATGACTTAACAAACGACAGTGTTACAAGTGGCGCAATATCTATATCTCAGGGTGTATTTACACAAAATCACCCATTTTCATCAACAGATATATCGCTTGGAAACGTAGAGATAGATACAACCACTTGTATATTCTCTTTTGATTTTGCTGCTTCAGACATAAATTATGGTACGCCGACAGTAGCCCAAACATCTATAAGCCAAATACATAACATAGAAGCGGTTTATAATGGCAGACCTGCTGATGTTCCGTCACTAACTGTTTTTGAAGATGAAACATTTAGTGCGCCTGACGTATTTACTGGAACAGTTAGAATTGCACCTGCTGTATTCATACAAGATCACCTATTTGCAAGCGCAGACATAGCTACACAGCAACCAAGCGTTGATAATGCAATATTAACAGGAAATCATGTACTTACGTCTGATGATGTAACCTCTGGTGCAGTAACAGTGGATGATACCAATGCTGTTATACAGATAGAATTTTTAAGTGACGATGTTACAGCGCAAGCGCCAGTTATAGACCAAACTGGCATTACCCAGATACACAATATGCAACCTACCATTTCTATAGGTGGTGTTGATGTTCAGACTACAGCAATAACGCAGCTACATTTCTTAGCAGGTGATGATGTAATTACCAATAATGTTGAGGTTCAAAGCACTAAAAATCCTTGGGATGCAACAACAGATACAGATGATGATGATTATACAGAAAACTTACCACCATCAGAAATTTGGTCAGATGTAAGTTCTGCAAATACGAATTTTAGTGAAATAGATATTTCTATTAATCTTGGGTTGAATTTAATATCTTCTACGGAACCACCAGACGAAAGTTGGAGAACAATAACAGAAGATATAACAAGATATAAAAACAAAACAGGAAGAATAGTATTTTATCATCAGATAGACCCTAATTCTGGAAGTGATTTTTTTAAAGCAGATTTACAATTAGATAATATAAATGTTGATGGGTCTATAGCCACTTGGTCAACAAATCCACAATATCAAACGTCAACTAGCTCAACTAGTTATGAAAATGCAACTTTTGCAGGTATTCCTGATGGAGCTAATAATGGCAGGTGGAGCAGATTAAATACAACTAACACACCAAGTTCAGGTACAGGCGCTAATAGGTTTTCTAATGGGTTTGTCTACACTGAAGCATCGTCACCTGCTTTTGCAGGTTATGAATTTTGGATGCGTACACCAGTAATTACATTATCTAATAATCCTGTTTTAAGTTACGTTCTAGCGTCAAAAGGTTCTGCAATAGGAACATTTAAAGTTTATTTCGAATTAACAGAGCCGCTTTTTTCAGATATTACACTAGATAGTTCAACATGGACGCAAGCAGCATAACATGATACAGTGTTTTTAAATTAGGAGATTGACATGGCAATTACTATAACCAAACCTACTGTTGGTGGTTCTGAGGATAGTTGGGGAACGACTATTAATACTGCTCTGGATACAGTTGTTAACGCTGTAAACGGTACGTCAGGAACCCTTGCACCTAATTTAAGCACCCTTACTATAAATAGTGCAAATGTTACGGCTACGGCGGCAGAAATAAACAAGTTGGCTGGCGCAAACGTCACAACAACAGAATTAAATTATTTAGATAATGTTACCAGCAATATTCAGACACAATTCAATAATGTTCAGACACAACTTAATGCTAAAGCTGACGAAGCATCACCATCTTTCACTGGCACAGTAGGTTTGCCAGAAAATTGGTCGTTCAGTATTTCTGGAACAGGGGCAAGTAGTAAACTTGTTTTTGCTTATAACGGCACTGCTGTTATGTCTATTTCTGCTGCTGGCGCATTAGTAACCGATGATAATATTACAGCCTTTGGAACGCCTTAATGCCATTACAACAAACAGGAGCTATTTCATTCGCCGATATAAGCGATGAAGTGGGCTTTGCTGCTAATTCTACAATAGCTCTTGGATACGCAAATGTTAGACATTTAATTGGAGCTAACCAAGGCGATCCTGTAAGTTTGCTTAGTTTTTATGGGAAAGCCAGAACGCTTTATTTAGACATAGAAATTATTGGCGGCGGCGGTGGTGGAGGCTATGGATTGGAAGATGGTGCAGGTACAGGAAGAGGCGGCTCTGGTGGTCAGTCAATAATAGATTATACTCATTCTTCTGGGCAACTCAGGCAGCAAACAGCTTCAGGCGCTTTAGGTGGCAGAAATGGTTTTGTAGGTCACAATGTAGACAGGGCTGGCGTAGCCGAAAGAGGTGGTGACGCTTCGTTCTATGGAGATGGCGGTAAGGGCTTTGGGAATGGCGGTGGTGAAAACACTAACGCTGGATTGGCTGACGCACCTGCAACAAGTTATGGCGCTGGTGGCGGCGGTGCAGGTGGTGACCAAGGCGATGGCTATGATAGTGACGGTAATGCTGGTGAAGGTGGTCAGGCAGCAGAAAGACAATTTATCCAAACTCATACACAGAACGGTTCACTGCTAGATGTTGTTATAGGGGCGAAAGGCGCTGGCGCTGTAGGTGGTAATTATCATGGTGGTGACGGTGCTGCTGGTTATTGTAAGTGTACCATAAGAGGTGGTGCAGATGGTGGACAGGGTGGCACGTTGGCAACGTATACATTCACTGCAACAGGAACGGCAACAATAAATGTATAATGTAGCACAAAAATTAGCGCACTTGCACAGTTCAACACAATCATTAAGTGATGATGTTCTAAGCCAAACTAAAGAGTTTGTTTATTGCAGCAGAAACGGAATAGACACAGTTTGTTTAGTAACAGAAAATTTAGATACATTTACAAGTTTGGTTGGCGTTGTGCCTGACGAAATAGCAAGCGCAACAACAAATCGTTATGCTGTTGATTTAGGGTCAATAGGAACGGATAACGTCAAAATGTATATAGATAGTGCAAATTCTGGCGAGGTTCTTCTTGGGTTTCAATATAATGGTGACGGTGAATTAACGCAGAAAAAAACGTATAAAAGAACAGATAATGGTATTTTATTAGATAGATTTGATGCTTCTTCAGTAAAAATTTCTGAAAATGAAGAAGAATTGATTTGTGATAGATCAGGATGGGGCGGTGATATTAATTTGCTTGGTCAGATTGAAGATATAGCTCTGTCAAATGAATTGACAGTAGGATTTTTAAAAAGAACAAACTCTAATCAAAGTTACATAAGGGTTCGATAGATGGCAAGAATACCACTACAAATACCAAAAGGCTTTTATGCAAACGGCACAGAATATGAGCAAAAAAATCGCTGGGTAAGCGGAAATAAGGTAAGGTGGATAGACAATTCATTGCGTCCTATAGGGGGAAACAGAAGGGCGCATAATTTGTTTGCGGCAACTCGTCCAGTACGATCTATTCATAGCTGGCAAGATTTAAATGGTAATAGATGGGTCGCTTGGGCTTGGTACGATGGTATTAACGCAACAAAAGCAGCGTTTAATCCAATTTTTGATATTGGTGCTGGTGATTTAGCGTCAGGTCGAAAAGATGCGGATTATGAAGATGGATATGGTTATGGGTTTTATGGCAACGGCACATATGGCGTTCCTATTAACCAAGTTCAAGACGGTATTTATGACCCTGCGACCACATGGAGCTTAGACAATTTTGGAGAGCTACTTATTGGTACTAGCGATTTTGATGGAAAAATAAGAAGTTGGAATTTACAAACAAAAGATGAAAGTACAAACCTGATACAAGACGGTGATTTTAGTAGTTCTTCAGGATGGTCAATACAGGCGCAAGCTGGGTCTACTGGTGGGTGGACTATCAACACTTCAAGTGGGTATGCTGAATATGAAAGACCAAATTTTGGCAACCATTATTTGTATCAAACTATTTCTACCACTGTTGGTACTAAATATTTATTTGACGCTGACAATCTTCAAGTTACGCAACCTTACAATGGTCAGCTAGGCTTGGGGCCACTTAATGTTACAGTAAGAGAAGGAAGTGGATTATTTGGCAATGCAGTAGATGATGTTGATGGTAATCCAATATTAGATGATATTTTTGCAACCAATAATTTTATAGAATTTGTTGCGACCACAACAAGTGTCACTCTAATATTAAGAGGAACAACACTTTCTACTAACTACACAACAAGGATAGACAATGTTTATTTAGCACCAGCGCCTACGTTAGCTACAATTCCAAACGCTCCTGTAGATAATGTTGGAAGTGTTGTTACAGACGAAAGGTTTATCTTTGCATTAGGAGCAGGTGGAAACCCTAGAAAAGTGCAATGGTGTGACAGGGAAGATAAAGACACTTGGACACCTACAGCCACCAATGAAGCTGGTGACATAGAGCTTTCTGATGTTGGCGAAATCATGTGTGGTGTAAAAACCAGAGGCCAAACATTAGTTCTTACAACAACGGCGGCCCATAGTTTTAGGTACATTGGCCCACCCTACGTCTACTCTACAAATTTAGTAGGTCAAAGTTGCGGAATTATCTCTAGGCAAGCTGCTGTTAATACTGAAGCTGGTGTTTATTGGATGGGTGAAGAAGGTTTTTATTATTTCGATGGTAATATCGTTAGGGATTTGCCATGCGAAGTTTTAGATCATGTTTTTGGAGATTTTAAACGCTCACAAAAATCAAAAATATTTGCATGGGTAAATAGTCACTATAATGAAGTTTGGTGGCACTATCCAAGCAGTAATTCATTACAGTCAGAGCCAGATCGTTATGTCAGTTATAATTATAAAGAAAATTATTGGATGATGGGTTCTTATGCCAACGAGACAATGCCAGCTAGAACTTGTGCTTTAGATCGTGGAGTTTTCAATTACCCACTTATGGTCGATTATAATTATCAATCATCTAGTGATGTTCATTATGGATATATGCTGGAAACAGAGGTTGGTACAAGTAACGGTACAACGGCTGAAGCAACTACTGGCCCTATAGAAATAGGAAATGGTGACGAAGTTATGAGGGTGTCAAAAATATATCCTGACACCTCTGATTTGGGAGATGTAAGTTTAAGGTTTTATCATAGAGATGAAAATGGAAAACCTTGGAACTCTCAGCAATTACAAAATACAAACGATGCAGATGGTCAAATAGATGTAAGGTTTACAGGTCGCCAAATAAAAATGCAGGTGCAAGGGTCAAAAAATACAGATTGGCGGTCAGGAACTGTCAGGATTGAAGCAGCAAAAGGTGGGAAACGCTAATGCCTGTTATACCACCAGTTATAGGAACAAACATTGAGCAGTGGGGTAGAGAGATTAATCTGTTCTTGTATCGCAATTTAGGCCGTATTTTTCACAAATCACAAGATGATAAGCCGTCAGATAACGGCATATTTCTTTGGGATGAAAGTAAAGGCTATCCAGTTGTGTCCACAGGCGGTGTTTTTCGTCAGTTAGCTCTCAAGCAAGCCAGCCCAGTGTCCAGCACTGGTGCATCAGGCGATACGACAGGAATGATAGCTTGGAATAGCAATTATATTTATATTTGCACAGCAGATTATGATGGTTCAACAGCAATATGGAAGAGGGTGGCTTTGTCCACATGGTAGATGCCTAAAGACACACAAGTAAATGAATTAGAAAGATGCCGCCCTTGGATAGAGGCGGCTTTAGAGTATTCTGGCGGTACGCACAACTT